GAATTAGCGTAGTGTTGTGTATAGGTGTCGTCTATATACTGTTGAACTCCTCTAAGATTTATTTTTTCGTCAAATTTATATTCCATATTCTGCTGTCCATTCTTTAGGTAAATTATATTCTGAGTACCAAGTAAACCCATTGGTCTCTGCCCATTCTGCATGACTACGTTTAGTACCATCCTTTCTTTTCTTTGCTGCAGGCATAGCTGCTTGTGGTTGAGCAAATAGAAATACAAGTTCTTGCTTTTCTTTTAAACTTTTCCTTATCCATATATATTTACTATACTCTGCATGATCCCAAAACCTTCCTTTAGCTTCTAGTAAATACTCAACACCATCTATAGTTCTTCTGAAGTCAGGCTCATATGTATGTTCTACTATGTAGTTTACTTTATCTCCATGATGAGACCATTCTTGTAAAGGTTCTATATGAAGTTTATATTCCCAATTAGAATCATAACCTTTAGGAACATCCTTCTCTGTTGGTCTAACCTTACGTGGTTTACGATAGCCTTTCTTCATTAGTGTATGCTTGTATTTTCTTTTAATCCATCAAGATGATTACCTATAAGGTCTGCCATCCTATCTAAAACTATATCGTCTACATCATCTATACTTCCACCACTAAATAAATAACTACCTATAATTATTATCATTGTAGATAGGTCTTGAGTAAGAAGATCATCCTCTTCCATCGTCAAGTAATTCTTCAAATCTGATTGTTCCAACATCCTTATTCTCCTTACGAACTTTTGTCTTTATCTTTTTAACAAACCATTTAAAACTATATGCAGACAACAATAACTTCCTGTTAGCAAAGACATGCTTCTCTTTAGGTAAGTAATCTTTGAAATTATCTAAGGTAATCTTCTTAGCCTCTTCATCACTAACCATAGTCCTAAGCCAATCAATTAATATTTGTTTAGCATGTCGTCTTATACTTTTTGCTTTGCTTCCATTCATTGTCTAGTTATCTCCAATACATTAGGTTCTTTTTCAACCTTGGTTAAATACATTAACCCTTTAGAATATTTAAATACTCTTAAACCTTTCCCATCATTAGCATCTTTGTGACATTCGTTCTTATGTCTACAGTAGGTGCATCCTCTAGGAAGTTTCATGTTCCCTGCCTTGCCTTCAGGCACAGGATTATAACATAATGCAGGCGGATTGTCAAGCTTAATTGCCTTCTTAACCTCCCTTATTTTGTTACGTGCATTAGGCTTATCAAAGAAGCTAGGTCTATGTAAAGTTATCTCACCACTCTCTTTATTTAAAACAAGGAAACCACCTGCTTTTGTTTTCTCTGCAGTTTCATATGCTGATAGTTGTGCTAGGTATCCGAAAGGATCATCTTCTACTAACGTACCATTCTTAAATTTACGAAATGCAAAACTAGAAGCTGTCTTAATATCTACAACTTCACCATCAATCTTACAATCCATATGTCCATGCACATGACTAACCTTAACTGCTTTTTGTTCATCAGTAACTTCATGCTCTGCAAGTTTCACTAAGAACAACATAACTTCTTCTAAGATATGACCATATAAAAATCGTATAAACAAGTGAGGCTCAAGAGGTTGAGTATCTTCACCCTCCGATTTCATATCATACCAAAGCTGTCTTAAAGGTTTACCTATGTTTGACATCCTTAGAGTTTCTTTGTCTCTTGGCTTAGGTGTAGCCCACTGACGTAGTGCTTCTTTCATAGAGTTACCGAACTCGTCTAGTACTTCTTCACTTACATCAAGTGCCTCACCCTCACCCAATACAGATAGCTTCTCATATATATCTTCTACTAATGTGTCTAATTTTTTCATAATGTTTCTATTATTTCTTTAGCTTTATCCTGTGTAATTTTAAACCACTCACCTTTTCTTTCTTCTGCAGATTCTTTTAATAACGAATGTGCTTTAGCTTCTGCTTTTTTTCTATCATCAAAGTATTTACTATAACATAATTTATAATCTCTGAAAGGGCTGCTTGTTTGATATTGTTTACATCTATCTTTAGCATCTATAGCCCTCCCTACCTTAACCCAATTACTCCAACAAGGGTTAGATATTACGTAGACATGCCCTTCATCTACTGTTTCATATCCTTTTAAAGAAGCAAAGGCTGCACCTTCAAAAGTTTTAAACCTTCCTGCTTTATATAAAGGATGAGACTTAGGTACATACTTACCATTAACGTACATTCTTTGTGGGTTATGTTTAGGATTATTATATGTGTTGGTTCTTTTATTCCTAATATTTCTACATTCTTTACAAGTACCATCAAGTTCATCTTTCGCAGCTTGATTTTTATAAAAAGCTATAACAGGTTTATCCTGATAACAGTTATTGCATTTTTTAGTGTGTTTCATAATAGTTCCTCCTGTGGTTTAAAAAATTTTGTAAGAAAGTTTTCTATACTACTTGCTTGATAGTAAGTTTCATTATAACTACCATCAGCATGTATACTTCTCCATTTACCAGTTCCTATAATGTAATCATATGTATATCTTCTTCTATTACCTTTACCATCTTTTCTAGGTATAGCTTTAGTAGTTAAAGTAACTATGTCTTTTTTTATTTTGTATTCTATCTGTTCATCGTCAAGAATTTTCTTCACTTCTTTTTTGGTTTCTGTGTTGCCTTTAAATGTAGGTTTATCAGCTAATAAAAATCTAGTATAAAAATCTTCTATACCTTTAGATGCGTAGTGTTTATCAGGATAACCACCCTTATTCCAAGGTGCCCATTTTCCAGTTGTAGGATAATAAGAATATAGTTGATACTTATAATGAATCCATATCATACTGCCTCCTCTTTTTTCTTCGTACTCAATTCCTTTTTCTTTTAAAAAGTTAGAAGCCTCTTCCATAGTTTCATTTGTATCATGTCTAAAAATAACTTTACCTTTAGAATTAGTTCTATCATAACTCCAATTGTATTCTTTTTCTTCAATGTGTTTCACTCCAATCTCTCCCGATTTTGTATTCACCATCCATAGGACAGCGAAGATCATAATAGTTACCTGCAGTTTTAATACAGTCAACTGCTAGGCTACCAACATGGTCAGCAACATCTTCCCTTACTTCCATCTGCCACTCATCATGTATGTTCGCAACAAACTTAGCATCATAAGTATTTAGTTTTATAAGAGAATCAAATAGTGCTAGTCCTCTCTTCATAATAACAGCACCTCCTCCTTGTAGTAAACTATTCAATGCAGCATGTTCACTCCTTATAAATATCTTCCTACCATCTAATCCTTTTAAGTATCCTTTCTTTGCTGCTCTTGAAACCTTGTCTCTAAGAGATTTAAATGATGGGTTATTATCAAAGAAATGTTGTCTAAGTCTTTTACCATCGTCTTTATTTCCTCCAACCACGCTTCCAAGTTTTGCATCTCCTGCTCCGTATATGAGGGCATAGATGAATGTCTTTGCCTGATCTCTAGATTCAAGTCCTGCAGATTTTTGATTAGCGGTGTGTATGTCTCCATTAATGATTTCATTTATATACTCCTCGTCATTCATATAATGTGCAAGAAGTCTAAGTTCTAAACCACTTGCATCTATTCCTACTAAGTTGTAACCATCTTCAACAGTCCAACACTCTCTACACTCTTTACCATACAAACTTTTTAAGCTAGGTACTTGAGCTAAATTAGGTTTATTGTGCGCCATGCGTCCTGTTATTGTACCATTAGGTATAACAAAACCATGCACTCTATCATCAGAACGTAATGCTTTGATCCATGAATCAATTTGTGCAATACGTTTCTGTAAAGTTAAATACTCTCCTATAAGCTTTGCTTCAGATATATTCTTTATATTAATTAATATACTCTCATCTACTATAGGTCTCCCTGTTGGTGTAAACCTTTTTGGTTTCCATCCAAAGTCTTGTAAGTATTCTCCTATTTGTTTACGTGATCCAAGATTAAATTCTTGTAGACGTTTACGCATAAAAGGATTAACATCCTGAGTACTTATACATCTATCATACTCTTCTTTTGTCAACCCTCCTCGCTTCTTAGATAAAGTTCCGTCTTTCTTTATGAAGGGTGTAACTAACCTATCATCTACCATCTTAGGTTTAAATACTTTATGTACCTCATCCTCTGATGCCTGCATCTTCTCTCTAAGTTCAGCAAGTAATAGTTCTCCTTTCTTTACATTAAATTTAAAACCATCCCACT